GAACCCCGTCAAAATAGCCATCATCGGCCCGCATGGTGTCGGCAAGACCACGCTCATCAAACAGGTCAAGGAGAAGGTCGGTTCCGAACTTCTGACTCCTCCGGAGCTTGCAAGAGATATTTTGGAAGCCCTAAAAATGGACTGGCGGGATGCGGAATGGGATCGGCTCAGGGACTTTCAGATCACATTGTTCTCATACTCCCTGCTGGTATCGCAAATGCCGGGTCCGTTGCTGGCCGACAGATGCCCCTTGGATGTTCTGGCATATACAACATACCAAAATCCTGCGAACGATATAGTTGGCAGAGTAATCTCCGTAACGCAGCAGGCCGTTTCGCGCTATGATTGCATTTATTTTTACCGAAAAAAAACTTGCACATCTCCTGAACAACAAGTCATCCAGGAGCTTCTTATCAAACTCTGCGCCATGTTTTTGGTGGAACCGCGTTATTTCTGTAGAGATGATACGGATCGCATCGTGGAGGAGATTGCGGAGAGATATTAGGAGGAATTATGACCCCGAAGGAGCGACCGATAATCTTTAGCGCGGAAATGGTCAGGGCTATCCTGGAGGGCCGGAAAACACAAACAAGAAGGCCAATAAAGCCGCAGCCGCCAGAAGGCTACAAAGATCCCTTCTATAAACGTGATGAACAGCGGTGGTTTTTCAGGGGAATTACACCGGTGGTTGTATGGCCGATAAAGGGGCTGAAGGCACCTGGCCGGCCTGGGGATAGGCTTTGGATAAAAGAAACTTGGAGAAATAATGGTCGTTGTGAAAATGGAATTCAATACAAGGCTGATATGCCTGAAGAAATAGTTAGTGGATTTATGTGGAAATCTCCCATCTATATGCCACGCTGGGCATCCCGAATCACTTTAGAGATAATGGATATCCGGGTTGAAAGGATACAGGATATTACTGAAAAAGATTTTTTTGCTGAAGGTAGTTATTTTTATGAAAAAGAACCCGGGTTTTCAGCGTGGCATATTGGTAGCTTCTCTTCACTTGTCAATGAAAATACATGGAAAAACGCTTTTGCTCAACTATGGGACTCCTTTGGGATCAAAAAAGGCTTTGGTTGGGACATGAACCCCTGGGTATGGGTGATCAAATTCAAAAAGCTGGAGGATGCCTCGTGACCAAAATCGAATGGGCAGATGAGACATGGAATCCCGTAACCGGCTGCACTCCCGTCTCCGAGGGCTGCAAAAACTGCTATGCCCGGCGCATGGCAAATCGGATGCGGGGACGGTTCGGATATCCGGAGGATGATCCGTTTCGGCCCGCCACCATACACGAAGACAAACTTTCGCAGCCCCTGAAGTGGAAAGAGCCGAGAAGGATCTTTGTCTGTTCAATGGGGGATCTGTTCCGACGAAGCGATCCGTTCGAATGCGTATAGTGGTCGAACACATATATCGCCTCGAAAGGTTGGGGTACGCCAAGGGCTTTTGGGATCATGTTTGGCTCGGTGTCACCGTCGAGAATCAAAAGAGAGCCGACAAGCGTATCTCAAAGCTCCTCACGATCCCGGCAGCGCACCGGTTCGTGAGCGTCGAGCCAATGCTCGGGCCGGTGGACCTGAAGTGGATCGAGATCACGTGTGACGATACAGCGGTGGATTTCGGGATGACGGCCGACCGTCCACCTCGGATTGACTGGGTCATCTGCGGCGGTGAGACCGGCCTGGGTGCCAGGCCCATGGACCCCGACTGGGCACGAGACCTTCGCGACCAATGCCGTGAGGCCGGCGTCCCGTTCTTCATGAAACGAATGAGCGGGGGAACCGAACCTCCTCCCGATCTCATGGTGAGGCAATGGCCGGATGCAAAGAGCAAAAATGAAAACTGAAGACCTCGGCTACATCGTCTGCCCCGAAAAGAAAAGCTTGCCTCGGGTCCACGTGGAGGCCTGCACTGCGAATTGTCGAAGACGGGCTCAATGCCCGGCATACAAAGCGGTCATTCCGATGGATCAACAACAACAAAAACAAGGAGGGAACAGCATGGCAAGGATTGGAGAAAAAACACTGGCTCAGGCGGCTGGGCTTTGCGGATCGCTGCTCCGGGAGTACGAAAATGAGATTGACCAGGCCTTCAAGAAAGCCGAAGGAGACTCCCTGTCTGTCTCCATGACCCTGAAATTCTCCCCCGCCGCCGAGGGTAGCATCAGGGTGGACGCTGGAATCAGTTTTGTGGCGGAGAAGATAAAGGATACGACTTTCACCTTTGTGGACGAGGAGCAACTCGCCATGTTTGTAGACCCTGCGAAGAAGGGCTGACATCATCGGCGTATCGCCTCGACAAGCCCTTCGAGCATGCCTTTGACATCTCCTGCCTGGACACGTTTCTCTCTGCCCCTATGCCATGCGGACACGCCCAGGATGGACGCCCAGCCCAACCAGATCCATTGGGGAACCTCGGGCACCGTTTTTCCCGCAAGCGGCAGAACAACGTAAATCCCCAGGACCGCCAAGGGCCACAGGAACCCACACCAGGGGCGCCAAGAATACTGCGGCCAATGCTCCGACTTAGCCTCCACGCGCATGGTGCGGTTGACAATGTCCAGGCGTCGGGTCAATTCACGTTCGTATTCGAGATCCGCCAGAGTGATCCTGGCAGTCGTATCTTCGGGCTGCTCCTGGAGCCGGGTCAAGACCTTGGTGGGGGTGATCTCGGCTTCATCCTCCCCCAGGGACCGGGCAAGAGCCGACACGGCCGCGCCTGCCGCAGCGCCCGGAGGTCCCAGGAGTGCACCGCCGATCGCAGGTGCAAATCCCATGATTGCCTTGCCTACCGCTTTCCAGTCCATCTTGATTACCTCCCCAAAAGATAGATGTACTCCCCGCCTCTCCGGGTCCAATACTGGGTCCGAGCCTTCGGTCGCAGATCCACATGAAACCCGATGGGCAGGAGTTTTTCGTCCCAGTGCCAATCGAAATAGACCCCCACGCCGGTGAATCCCATGCGGGTGAGCAGGTAGAACTGCTCGCGCGGGGGAGTGTTGGTCCGGAAGTGGAAGTCGCATGCCTTGCATCCCCGGTCTTTGCGATGATAGGAGCGGGGACTGTGCCCGTGCGCGCCGTCCACGTCCACGCAGCCCCCTACCTTTGCTTTCGAGCCTGGTCTTGACCAGCATGTGGAGCAGGACCCCGTCGATCATGTCTCCCGAGCCCGGATAGAACGGATCATCGAATTCTTCCCGGTCAAAAAAAGGGATTTTGTCCCATGGTATAGCCATTTTTCGCTTACCCGCCGATGGTGCCTTCCCATCGCTCCTCGATTTTTTCCATTCTCCTGTCACCGGCCTTGAGGCGCTCGTCAATACGCCCCAGGGTGGTGTTGATGCTGCTCAGCGCTGCAACCATAGTTTCTTTGTCTCTCTCGCGCTTGGTTTCTATTGCAGAGATATGAGCTTTCAGGTCGTCGATCTTTTGGCAGATAGTGGTTGAGCAATCACTCCTGTCCGACTTGCAATCATCTACCTGCTTCAACTTTCCCATCTCCTCTCTCATCTCACCGACATCCCTCGTTAGGTTGCGCTGAGTCAGCTTCACAATCCCCCAAGCAACTCCGGAGCCAAAGACGGCAGTGGATAAGAGAACAATCGTATAGAGCGATTTCCACATCGTGCTCATTCCCTTTCTTCCAGGACCCAGACGGGTCTGTGCGTCCACTCGATGGCCCCGATGTCCGGGACCTGCCTGCGTATCCTGGGCCGCCCCAGCAAGTCGCGGTCCGACAAGGTGACGCCCGAGTCCAGGGTCCCGGCGTCGATGCAGGGGGAGGTGGAGCGGAGGTGGAAGTTGCTGGTACCGGAGGGGTCGATGAAGAGGGGGTCGGCTTGGAGATTATTTTCTATTGTGTCTCCATTGCTATCCGAGGTATTCCAAGTAGAGACCGTCATTGCAGTCCCACGGTAATAAATGTTGGTAACTCCTGAACTATTATAAACTAGGTTGTTTTTGAAGGTATTGTTAAGGTTATCGGAGACGTCGTCTACTACAATTCCATACCCGTCTAAGCTATCCTTAGAATTAGCTCCACAATTGTAAATGATATTATTAGCTATAATGTTGTTTTCTTTATTATTATCTCCCTGACGCAACCTTATTCCTGCTTCTTCGCAGTTTATGATACTATTGTTGGCGACAACATTGTCATGACAAACATACGGACTAAAGGCCTGTAGGTCTATGCCTTGCGCAGTTCCGTAGGTTTTACAAGGCGAGTTAGTTGTATCTATAATAAGATTACAAAGAAACTTGTTGTTATTGCCGTTTATCTGATTTCGAACCGTAAAATCCTGCATAATGTTTCTAGTAACCACATTGTTATAGCATTTTCCTTCAGGGCCGCCTATGCCGACAGCACGGCAGTAAGAAACATTTTTGCCCGAAAATATATTATCACTGACTATATTATCATAAACACCGTGATAATCTGTTGACGTGACACTAATCTCAACACAATTATGTCCCCAGTTTGCGATATAATTAGAGATAATTTTCGAATCAGTTACACCGCTAGTAAACCAAACCCCGCTAGATACAGCAACATCATTGTGCTCGTAATAAGCATTAAATTTGCTATCAATAGTATTGTTAGTAATGAACACATTTGTTGAAGGTTCATGTGTACTTGTATTTTCTGTTACCTTTATTCCATTAGGAGAGAGTTCCCCAAAACGACATTCCGTAATAGTTATATAATTAGAATATCCCACATAAATCGAAGCAGAATATCCTCCTATGATTTGAAGATTTTCCACCTTTACACCAGTAGCCTCTTGTATAAATAAAGGATAGTAGTATTTGCTCCCCTTTATTGAGTTATAAGTGGTTGCTGGATTTCCTTCTGAATAAACATACAGCAAAGTGTTCGAAGTGTCATAATACCATTTGTATGTTGAATTGACCGCATTTGAAGATTCTGCTTTTATAACTTCTTGGTCGTCAATTAATAGTCTTCCTGGTGTATGACTATAAGTTATATGCCACACATTGTTTCCATCATCTGTCCAATTGCTGGATTCGTCCCAGCCGTCTACTTCTCCAATAACACTAATGGTAATAGTATCTCCTTCTCTTCCTCTTAAAATAACTGGATTATCTGCTGTGCCTGAGTCTTCTGCGTACCATCGAATAACACCTGACTCATAGTATGTCTTAGTCCCTCCAGGTGTATCAGCTCTTATTTCAACGATGTCCCCAGAGTTTAGATCTTCATTGTTGAAGACACCCCGGATAGATGTATAATCACAGCCGCTGGAGCAAACCGTATAGGTAGTCGCCCAAGCCCGCAGGCCGATTAGAACAACCAGAACGAACAGCGTCCAAAATATCAGCCTTGTCCTGTTGCGCATCGCCCGGGCCCTCCCTTACGGCGTCCTGATGTAGACGTACACCGTGCCGCTTGCCGATGCCTCGCTCTGATTCGACCATGTGAAGGTATGCGCCCCGGACCAATAGACATAAGGCACCACGGGTTCCCTGCGTTCCGCTGCGGAGGACGACAGGTTGTTCAATTGCCCGCCGAAGAGGTCGATACCCGCCGCGTTGGTGATGGTGATGTCGTAATCTGCTGTGGGCGAATCCGCCGGGACGACTTCTGCATAAAGCACCATGCCGGAGATACCAGCGTCGGCAATTGTGGTGTTGCTGCTTGTGCCTGACCAGGCCACAGTGCATTTCCAGACCTTGCTTGACAGCTTGGTCCATGATGTCGTTGCGGCAGCCCGCGCCTGTACAGCCAAGGCCAAAAGCAAGCCAATGATAACGATGATCAAAAAGACTACGAGTGCATGCTTCCTCAAAAATGCCTTCATGTTTCAGGTCCTCCCTTCTGTATTCGTATTGCTACGCTGCGGTATCGCCCTCAATGCGGATCGTGAAATCCACGGCGCTTGCAGCCGAAGCCCCTACGCCAATCACACGCTTGATCCATACGAAGATGATTTCACCTACGCCTAGGTTGGCATCATGGTCCCCCTGGTCTACCCCTACACCACCAGCATAGTCTGTCGCTGTAGACCAGTCGCTAATCCCTGAGCCTGTTCCATTATGACCTGTGGTGTTTACGGAGGGAGCAGTACTCTCATTTGCTATGGTCTGAGCATTCCCGTCAGTAAGGTTTGCCGTTGCCGGAGTCTCAACAGCAAACGAGACACTGTTGCCTGTCCCAACATCGGACTCCTGGAGGTATACCTTGGCGTTTTGCAGCTCCAGGGACGCATGCTCGTTCTTGATGCAGATGCAGCGATATTCCGTGTCACCCGCCGAAGCCTCAGCGCCAGAGACATCATCGAAGAGATTGTTGTCGCTGTCGTCCGTGACCTCCGTGGAACTGCGATAATTACCCAGGGAAGAGTCAGGGTCCGATTGCGCCCCTCCATCGCTTGTTGCTCCTGTAAGGTACTTCTTTAGATCACTCGCCGTAATAGCCATATCGCCCTCCAAAAATACCAATAAAGGTTATCGTACCACGGCCCCTTGACTATCTTGCCGTCAATGAGCCTTCCAGGCCGCTTGGGCCAAACAGCTTTCTCTTCCTTAAAGTCAGTATAACGAAACCTCTGATGTTGGCCAGATCGCAGCCGATATTTTCCTCGCCCGGTTACAGGGTCGTATTCGTTGATCCATATCTTTTTCATGGTCAATCTTCCCTCCACCTTTCTTCGTCCCACGCCAGTTTGCCCCAGGGCAGGTTGTTCCATCCGTAGCGCGAAAGATCAATGTCTTCCAGGATCCTGAACAGTAACGTCAAGTCTGATCGTACCTTTCCTGCCATGTCATAGACTGCTGTGAGGTCGGACCGGGCAATACCCCTGACATCAAAAAGTGCCGTGAGATCCGACGTTATCCTGTTCGCTATATCGTAAACGGCAGTCAAATCAGCCTGTACAGTCGAAAGAATGTCAAAAAGCGCTGTGAAGTCAGATTGGATACGATTGAGGATGTCGAACCGTGCCGTGAGATCCGACTGCACAATCCCAGCCATATCATAGAGACAAGTCAGGTCAGATTGCACTCGACCTGCCATATCGTAGACAAAGGTCAGGTCTGAGTTTATCCTGTTCAGAACATCAAACTTCGCTGTAAGATCGGATTGAGCCGTATTGAGTAGATCATAGACCAGAGTTAGGTCTGAGTTTACGGTGGTGGTGCCTCCCGCCCCCGCCCCGAAGTCCACCATGTACCAGTATTGGGGGACGAGGATGGAGCAGTAGGGCTCGGCGTAGAGTTGGGCGATTTCGGCAAAAGTCAAAACTCTTTCGTATAAGGTAACAAGAGAAATTATTCCGTCAAATCCTTCCCCTGGTGTCGCATCACCAACGTTACCTATACAAAGTGCCGCTGTTGTATCAGAACCAAATGTAACCCCGGCACTTCCACTGGTTCCTGAATCATTATCAATATATAAGCTGGGGGTGTTTCCTGACCCTCCAGTAGTTAAAACATATTGGTGTTCTCCACTTAATAATGTTTTTTCAAAACCGCTGCTAAAATCCTTACTCTCAAATTTTAACTCGTCAGCAGTATTATTTCTAGCAAATTGCCAACGCATATCAGCCGAATCCCAGCCATCCCTTTTCGCTATTAACTGATTATGTCTAGTCTTAGTTCCGCTAAAATTCGCCCGAACAACAATAGATAATGGCCCACCACCGCCCGGATCAAGTGTGCCAATCTTAACCCTGTCATCATCATAGTTATAATATAATCCTTCGGCAACCCACTCAAGATTTTCTAAATCACTGCTGGACTCATTATGGAAAGCTAAATTGAATATCTTATTCCCCCCACCCTCATTAAGCAACCAGCACCCCACCTGTCTCTGTGCCAGGGGATGAGTCGGGTCAATCCTGCTGCCGTAGGGAGGCTTTTTGCGCGGATCTGGGTTTTTAACAAATCGGAACATCAGGCTACCGTCTCGCCGTAGGTGTTATACTTGACTGTGTTTCCGCTTGCTGCCAGGGCTGCTCCGGCCTTATTCTGCACGAGGATCTTGAACTGATCAGGCGTGGCCATAAGCATCCTTGCAAACACCCGCTGGGTCATAGCTCCTGTCCCCTCTCTCAGGGGGATGATCGCATCAGGAGCACGGGCAGGCTCCACACTTGATCCCCCATCCTCGAAATTCGTTCCATCCGAGCGGGCTATGAGCCAGATATAGATTACGGGGTTAGTGGACGAGGACAAATCCACCGATGCCAGGTAGACCTCAATATCCACAAAAAGGTCCTTGTTTGTGCTGTTGTCTATGGCAGAGCTGATCGCAAGCCCATCGTCGGCCAAACTGTCCAGATCTGTACTGAGGGCTGTCGTCCATGACCCATAGCCGGTCCAGGTTACTTCTCCCATGTTTCATCCCTCCCCTAAATTTTGCTGTAATCTATATCCGCAAGCACTGTATCTATCTTTGATTTTACCGTGTTTATCGTCTCTTGTTTTGTTTTGTACCTTTGTATCTGCTTAGTAACCTTCTCCTGCAACACGGTGTCCCCGTCCTTCGGGTTGTGGATCACAGTGAACGTCTGATAGACCGGGTCTCCCTTTTCGTCTGTTCCGATCTGCAGGGAGGTTTCCTCCACCGTGACTATGTAGGTCCCGTTATCTCTCCTCGAAATGTGCTTTGTTCTGAGTGCCATTGCCTGCCTCCTTTCCCTACCCCCTTATCGCCTTGATCACGCCGCTTAGAACTCTCTCGACTTCCCTCTACTGCGCAACCAACACAAGCGTCAGATTCGCATCATTTATGCCACCGGTTTCTGTGACCTTGAATTTGACGCCGCCCACCACCATGCCCATATCGACGTTGTATAGACCCTTGCCATCGTTATCAGGACCCGATGTTTTTCCGAATCCAGTCACGATTGCGCTGCTTCCGTCGGGCATCAAGTAATTTGTAAGGTCGTTTGAGCCAAGGGCCTCCACTTTGACTTCGCCATCCCCTGAATTGCTCAGGTAAATGCTCATATATCCCACGGGCGGATTCCCGACGAATTGAATGGGATCCGTTGTAACCGAACCGCCTGCGGGCACCGTTTGATTTTCCAGTAGTGTTCTTTGCGATACAACCGACATTGTTGCGTCCTCCCAAGGTTATTTGAGCACCTCCCTCATATATTCATGCCGCATGTATTTCGGGGCCTTCCGGGCCTTGGTTACCCCGGCGGGCAAGGTCTTACGGCGTAAAGCCTCCAGAAACTTGTCATCGTTTTCAACCCAAGATGAAAGGAACAACAGCTCAGTCAATGCGTCCTCGAATTCCTTCGGGCCTTTAGGGCTCATCATCTGATCCAGGGCCTTGTTTGCCCGCCTTACAACCTCGCCAATCACCCTGGCCTGCCCCACCATGTCACCCGTCTTGACGGCTTCACTCCATCGCTCGGTCCAATCCCTGGACAGGCTTTGAAATCTTTTTTTGCGGTCATCCAGTTTCTTCGCGTTGTCGTAATACCTTGCTACCCCCTCGGGCAAGATGCCAAAGAATCGCTTGACGGCTGTTACCGCCGGGCTGTCATCCGTTTCGATGGGCATGCCGGTGATGGGTGTTCGGTACTCGCCTTCCAACATGATTTTGATGGTGTCATAAGCCCGTTGCGCCTGGACAGGCATCGCCATACGTTTGAGTTTGCGCTCGGTGAAGATCGTTCCTTGATCCGTAAGTTTTTGGTAGAGCAGTGTCAGGCTTTCTTTTGCGGCCTTGCCGTACCAGCCCAGCAGATCCTCCAATTTCTGCGGCAGGTTGACAGCGATACTTCCTGAAATATCCAGGCCTATTTTCCCGAGCAGGCCGCGTTTGAGGCCAAGGTCCTCAAGGTCATCATCAAGGTCCCTGCCCCATACAGCCTCCGCAATGGCCTTGGCCGCAAGGTAATATAGGGCCAGGACCGGGTTGCCCATGGCTCCGACGAGTCCGAATGTCACACCCGCAAAACGCAATGCCTTCTTGGGATCTTTGGCGATACCCTTGGGACTCAGCGCTTCGACACTGTATTTTAGCTGATTGAGCAGGAACGATTTGTAAGGGGAAAGCAGCCTCACGGGAGCCTTTCGCAAAATGCCCGGCAGATTTTCACGCCCCACCCGAAACTGAGTCTTGTCCACCAGTTCCTTGCCGAAGCCCATAGCGAATGCTTCGCGCAGGGCAGCACTATCGTTGTTTTTGATCTGCCTTGCAAGGGCATGCAGGCTCGATGTCTTGGGCGCCACTTTGTCGGCCAGCTTCACCGGGTCCGCACCCTTCATGAGTTTGACTTTTGCATAGGACTTGCCGGCATAATAGGTGGCGGTCCGATTCAACACCTCCACCTTACCGAAGGGCTCCAGCGATGCCTCCAGGCTGCCCTTGAGACCTTCTGCGCCTACAGACCTTTTGGCCCAACCCTTGAGCCCTTTTTGATGCGGCAATACCTCTCCCGTAATGGCGCTCACTCCCTGGACTACGCCCACCTTGCGCAGCTCCCTGAGCTTGGCCGGATCCCTCATAGCCCCTTTTGCGGCCCGGTAGCCTGCTATAAAAGCCCGTTCCCCTACAATGGGATAGGTATTCATGATTACCTGCGAGGAATTGGCCGCGATGGAGCTTATAGAGACACCCAGGTCGTGGACATATTGGAGCAGATTGATATTGTGGAGCATGCGGCGGACATCCTGCCCGGTGGTTCCGGCAAGGATCTTTGTCTTGTGCAGGGCGATGGCGATGTTTTCCTCCAGCGCAGTGGGGTATCCAAGGGCCGCAGGCAGGGCTTCGTTCTCGATGAAGTCCTTGAGCCTTCTGTGCCCTTTGGGCATTTTCTCCATCTGCTTGGCCACCACATTGAGCAGTTTGTCCTGATGCACCTTGCGGACTGCGCCATACAGGTAAATATCCAGCAGCTTGTCCAAGTCACGCAGGTAGTTCGGATTGTCCACCAGGCGCTGCATAGCATGGCCGAAAAAGCGTTTCCTGGGCTTGGGCGCAACCTTCCCGGAAAGCAGCGCCTTGACTTCGTCCGCTGTAAGGACTTCGGCCTTTTCACCAACGGCCTCACGAATCTCCGAGATGAGCTTTCCGTATGCCTTGCGACTCAGGAGCGTTGCTTCGTCACCGTGAATCTGCGTATCCTGCCAAATGCTGATGTCTTTATCGGGGTTGCTCTTTGCGTATGCCATGGCTTCCGTCAGGGTTTCGAACTTCCGGGCGAATCCGCCCTTTTCCTTGGCCCAGAACCTGCCGTGGAACACATGCGGCAGAAAATCCTTGCGATATGCGATTTCGGAGCCATGATCTGCGAGGAATTTCCATACATCATCAAGCAGGGATCGGATATTCTTGGCGGCCTTTGCCACCCTGTCACTGGGTTCATCCGGCCCTCGGCCATCGAGGATTCTTAAAACTTCGGCCTTCTCCTTGGCTGACAATCCTGTCAGAGCGGCATCCTTTCTCCCCTTGAAAGAATCGTAATCACCGGCCAGCTTCTCCTTGAACCTGCGCATCTGCTCATAGATCAGGCGCGTAGGCCTGGTCTGGCTCAGAATGCTTTCTATGTTCCTGAATATAGCGAATGCGCCAGGTCCCCTGATGTCTTCGGTGGGCACTTTGCCCGTCAGGATATCGTATGCGGCAGCAATACGACCATTGCGCATCCGGTTCAAGGTATGCCTGAATCGCGCCGTTTTTGCAGCGTCCTTCGACTTTTTCAAAACGGAAAGGTAGTCGGATGGATTGGGGGGAGTTTCTTCTTCAGGGGCCGATTTGCGGGCCTGCAGGCGGGTTGATTCTCTTTCTTGTTGGGTTGGCGACTCAACCTTTTCTTTTTTCTTTTTCGCAATCTGCGTGGACTCTGCCTGCGAGGTTTCTCCGCGCATGGAATATCCTCCTACCGCGAGGGTGCCGAAAAAATCCTCCGGTCGAGTAAACCCCTTGCCTTTGAGGCCATTCCTGATGATTTGAAGCATCCTGCGGAGCTTACGCCATACGCGGTGCACGAAACCATGCCCATGGTCTCTCTTGCGGTTCATGACAAAATCGGCGAATGCGTCGGCCTCTTCTTCTTCGTTCGTGAAATGACGGCTCACCTTTTGGGCGTCCTTTTCCGGGATGAGCCATGCCTTGGCTATGTGATACCATTCATGCAGGGCGGTGCGTTCGATGCCCTGGAGATCCTGCAGGCTGGTGGCCAGTTGAACAACCGCTTTCATCTTGCCGATGGTGGTAGCCCCAAATACCTCTTGTGTATCGACTCCTTGTTCAGCCCATTGCTTTGCGGATTCTTTGTAATTCAAGCCCGCCAGGTCCACCAGGGGCTTGACCTCCAAACGAATACGGTCGATCACCTCCGGGTCCGCACCCGCCCGCTTGAGCCATACGGGAAACAGGTTCGCCACCATACGCGCATTATGAGCCTGCCTACGGGCAATACGAGCCTGCTGTAGCTTGGTTACTTCTTGCGGTGCTTCCAGTACTCCACCTGCCGGAGCCTCTTGTCCGCCTCGGCTTTGGTCCGGTAAGGCCCCCCCAGGTGTCGCCTGCGGCCTGTGCGGGGGTCCTTGCTCTCCGATAGGACGTGCCAGCCGTCCTTGCGCTTGACCCTCATCTTCCGTCACCTCCTGTCGCGGCCCCATATAACCTTCAGGGGTAATTATCTCGGGTTTCGGCACAACGCCTCCCAATCTTTCCGCAGCGCGTTCCAGAAAGTTGGGTCCCGCAGGCCGTATCAACCTCTGATCTTCCTGCGTCGGGGCGATATCTTTCGGAAGAACGGCCACCTCGGATTCTCGGGTTAGTCGCCCCATCTGCTGCAGGCGGCCAAGGAGTTCTTCCAAGTTTGGCACTTCGGGCTTGGGTTCGGGCATCCGCCGGGGACCCATGTAGCCTTCAGGAACGGCCACCTGCGGCCCCGCAACAACTCCTCCAAGTCTTTCTGCAGCCTTTTCGAGGAAGTCGGGTCCGGCGGGTTGAATCAACCTTGGGTCTGCCTGTGGAGGGACGATATCTTCAGGTAGGACAACGGGGCTACCGGGCAAGGTACCCATGGCCCTCACCCTTTCCTCTGGTGTCGTTCCAGGGACGGCTTCGGTCAGTTCAATAGGAGGAGCTTCCCCCTTGCGAAACATACCTGGAGATGCCCCCAGCATACCGACCATGCCGCCAAGAGCCCCCTCGTAAAGCGCTTGCTTCTGAAACGCAGGATCCAGAATCCTATCAAGGACCCCTTCCACCTGACTCAAGGCCTGGGCGTCAGGTTGTTCCAGCCAGAGCTGGGTCCACATCTCGGGATAAGACTGGAGATATTCGGTGACGGCCTCGGTAAGGCCGCCTTCCGCTACAGCCTTCAGCTTTTGGAGAATTCTCGTCCTGGGCTTCCATAGCTTGGCGAGCTTGCCGGCGGAAAACATTTCAAGGGGAGCCTGCATGACCGCATCCCAAAAGGCAGCGTTAAAAGCCTTGGTGGGATCAACATCGGGCTTTTCCTTGAGAGCGGACTCGTAATCCATGCCGGTGATCTGCGATAGGATATTCAGCCCGGCCAGGACAGGGCCGCCGGCCATGTAGGACGCCATGCTGGTCCCCAGTTGCGGAACGACTCCTGCAAGATCTCCCAAAACCTGTTTTGCACCGCCCGCCTCCGCAAGTCTTCGTTGGAAATCCTCGTTCGGAGCCATACGCGGATCCGCAAGGGCCGAGTTCTGAAGCGTTCTCTTTTCCTGTTCTGCGGCCCAGTCATGAAGACCTTTCGTGATACCGAGACGTCTTGCCAGATTCCTGGCCAGTGTCCCCGGTAGATCAAGGGCTCGCTCTATGCCCTGGCCCGCAGGCTCCTCCGGGGGTAAAGTTTTACCCTGGTCCAGATGCGCCGCAATTTCATCCTCACCATAACCGCTGTCTTTAAGGGACTGCCGTATGTCGGTTTTCAGCCCCCGCATCGCCCCCAGCCATGCGGAGGGGTAGCTGCGCGCAACGCGCTTGAGGCCTTCGGTAGCGCCGCCTGCAATGGCTTCACCCCATCCCATCTCGTCGGCTTGTGTATCGGGGGGAGCAGTGGACACTTCGGTCCTTTGGGGGATGGGCATTCGCTTCGGCACAGCCTCTGACTCAAACAGGAAGTTACGCTTGATTTCGTCGCGGTCCTCGGGAGTCAGCGCCCAGTATTCCGGATCCCGTTCGATGAAGGTCTTGAAATAGTCCTGACGAATCAGATTTTGCTCTTCCGGTGATTTCGCCTGGAACTTGGGATTTTTTTCAATGTCATTCCACATCAGTCAAGACCGTATTTTTTCTTGAATTCATCGACCGAAGGAGTCTTTTGATGGGAGCCTAGATATCCCATCACAATAGTTCTTGCTCGATCCAGGGCGATCTTATCTTCCGGGGCCAACGTCGTCCCCCCGAACAGCCTTTGTATGCGCGGATCCTCGATGGCCTTGGGATTGCTCATGATCAACATATCGAGTCCGCTCCTTGGTGCAGTCTTTTTCGCAAAGGTAGCAATCACTTTTAAAGCAGTCTGGACATACGGAGGGATGCGCTCCGCCTGTTGGGCCGCCCTTGTCTTTCTTGCCAGATCTTCCGCGCGGCGCGCCCTTTCCTTGTACGGTACCTTCATGCCGAGGTTTTCCATGGTGTCGAACCTGGCATCCTCCGGCAAGGGGTTGATATAGTCCGCAAGAGTGGTGTACCTGGATATCCCGCGTTGCGCCTCGTTTTTCCCGGTCTCTTCCGCCAGGATCCTTCTCCGCCGCAGGTTTTCGGAAAAAGGCGTTCCAAAGGACGGCGCAAGTATGTCCATGGGTTCGAAGCCGTAATCGCTCAGCCGAGGCACAAGGCCCTCGACTTCCCCCATTCTCCGAGCCGCGCTTGCACGTCCTTGCAGTTCCGCCTGTCGCACGGGAAAATTCCCGAGCATGTCCGCTTTCGCAAGAGCCCTCTTTGCTTCGGCTCCACCCTCTATGGCGGCTTTTGCTTGGGCTATTGCGGCCAAGGACGGCCCCCTGTCCATGTCCAGCACGTTACGCTTGACATTCATGGAGTACGGCATCTCCCTGTAGTCGCCACCTGCTGCGCTCCCAAGATAGCCCGTCTCGTTTCCACTCACGGTCTTCGTGGGCCATGACGTGCCGTAATAGGCATCATATGCAAGGAGATCGTTCTCGGTGGGCATGGCATCAGCCCCCTCGAACAGCCTGCGTTGCATGTACCGCCCGAGAGTGGCTTCGGCGTCTTTTATGCGCTGCCTTTCGATATCCTTCTTGATCAATTCAATAAGGCCCATAGGTAGCCTCCGTTTCTACATGCCATAGCTGGCTTGACCTCGGCCGGTTACAGACCATGCGCTGCCCCTGCTCCCGAATTTCCGATAACCAGACTCTTCTCCCGTGAGGCCGAGGTACCGCAAGGCCAGTTCCATGGCCCGGCTGTTTTCGGGCAGTGTCCGCAGGAATTCCTCATAAGCCGCATCGCGGCGTGCCTGCTCAAGGCTTCGCGGCAAACTGCCCATCATCATGGCCGCCTGTGCCTGCCTGAGCGGTGTCTCCGCCATCACCTGGCCCAAACTTGCAGCCCCGGGAGCCGCTTCGTAGGCCCGGCGTTCCCTCTCCCTGGCGATGTCGCGGCGTGCCTGCTCGTCCCGATACTTGAGATTTGCAAGGGTCTCGGCGAGTCTGCTGGCCACATCCCCCAGGAGCCGGTGCTGTTGGCCCGAATGCACCCCGCTGAAATACATGCCGCGCAGGTTGGCATTGCGGGCAATGGTGTTTTGCAGGTCCGGCAGATCGACACCCATTACGCGGTTCCGAATACTTGCATACAATGCCTCGGATGTGGCGGGATCCACGATAGGCTTGTAGTTCTGGTCCATGGCCCTGGTGTATTCTTCGGCCGCACGTGTCTGAAGGCCCGGAACGCCCGAGGACGTGTATTGCCCAAGGAGATTCAGCCCTTGCGATTCCTGGGGTGATAGTCCGGCCACCCGTTCTCCGGTAAAGCCGGGGGAAGGTTTGCCGACTGTCCCTTCCAGCCATTTCCCGAGCCTGTTCGCAACACTCCTTTGCTCATCGGTCCACAAGTTGCGATGTGAATATTCGTGCCCTTTGGACTTTGCACGAGAATATTTTCCGGTTAAGCTTGCCGCACCTCCCCACATCGGTCTGTCCTCCCATCATGGCTCAAGGGCCGTGACCCTTGAGTCCAGGTTATTGATTGCCGTTGCCAGTTTTTTGTCTCTTCCGCCCTCCAGGACCCGCAGGGTGAGCAGGAACCTTTCGATCTCCTTGAGGGACGCCTTGATATCATCGGGGTCCAATCGTGGCATTTCCGGCCAATCTTTGGTGCTGCGTACCAGCATTACCAATCCTCCCCAACTACTTCGTATTCGATCCGCAGAATTTTCACGGACCAAGCCGCAGAGCCCAGGAATTTGAAGCTGAAATGAGACCCCTGCACTGCGAGGTTGACGCTGGTTATGAAGTAGTTCTTGCTTGGATCATCGGCATCCAAGGATATGGACGCAGACATGTTACCGTCCTCATCAAGCACCACCGGGTTTGTATCGTCGAGGTCCTTGTAAACCGCAAGGGTTACGCTGCCTGCCCCTGCGTTTTCCACCTCCAGGATCAGGCGATGCACAACCTTGATTGTTTCTTCTTTGTCGTCCAGCGTATCCCACGGTGTCCGGTAGTATCCCGTAAGGGTTTCGCCGTCGTCATCGGCCCCGTCCAGCCACTTTCGCACATAGCCGTCAGAACACCCGAAAAGAACCTCGGGATTATTGGCCAGGAACTTTCGGGAATCATACCCGTCGGGGTCGTCCCACTCATCGAATGTGTCATATGGCAGAGTGTCGTATGTGTACTCCTCGTTGAGCAGTGCAGTTCCCAGGGCCGTGATTGCAACCGGCTCATCTTCCTTGATCCACCATGAGCCGTCCAGAGCGTCGTAAATGATGAGGGTGTCGTTTGATTCGTTGGAGCCGGAAGGCACGGCCCAGATGATTTTCCGGTCGTTGCGGATAGCCACCCCGCAGGCGTTCACCTTGTATGTGGGGTTGATATTGCGTAAGGTCTTGTCTATGCCCCTGCTGAGAGGCTTGTAGTCCATGCCGTCGAACATGTAGATGTTCAGATCCCAGCCCAGAAAGTAATGCGCCTCGTGCTCCCACCCATATTGCACCACCACCTGATCATTGAGAGGACCTACGCCGTTCACGTAGTTTTCATTGACATCAAAAATATCGTCCCCTCCGATGTAATCCACCAGGGTGATGGACTCTTCCTTGTAGACCACCAAGCGGTCCCTGAGCAGCCTGCACGAGACGATGAAGTCGCTTGTCTTTCTAAGGTCTAAGTAATTGTCGGCAGGGTATGACTCGCCATTCCCTACGGCAGACCATCGGACCCTGCGGGGGTTGGCGGTGCCTGATTCCTCCAGGTTACCGAAAATAGCATAGTTCTCGAACGAACATCCGCACAGGGCCTTAAAGGTGGTGGTGTCCTGAGTGAGGGCGGCTAGATCACCCGAGCCCGTCCACTTCATCACCGCATCGTTGTAGTTGGTGATGATCAAGATTTCGTTCCCGGTAGAATCAAAGAACGGAAACACAACGTAACCATCATTTACGCCATTCGTGAAATCTCCGGGGTCCGCAGGTTGAATCTCGTCCCATTCGCCCGTGCCGGTATTGTACTTGTGCGCCTTGTCTCGCGAGAAGGCCAGAAGATAGGTTGATCCTGTCTCAGTGTCCCATGTATAGATCTTCTGCACGGCCACATCATCGCCCGTGCCGTCAAGAGCATCCGAAGAGAACTTGGTCTTGCCTGGTATCCGCCTGATCCTGCCGTCCACGGGCCACATCCCTGAAAGTTCGGGGCTGTAATGCCGTTGCACAAGCTGTGACGGCAAGTCGTTTCGCAGCCCTCCGAGGGGAGGTATGGGATAGGTTCGTTTCATCGTTAACTATTGGCCCAAACGATGTTGACTCCGCGGACATACCAAGTATTGGCGCTACTATCAACTTTGACCTGAACGTAAATATTCTGCCAAGTGCCCGGTGTCCACCCCAACCCGGAGATATCCCAGGATGTTGACAGATCCACCCATCCGTAATCGGTACTGTTGCGGGTCACCTGCCCGGACACGTTCGACCCGTCAGACAGTCTGCAATAAGCCGTGTCGCCACCGGTGGCTTTGAGCTCCGCGGAAAAGGTCAGGTGAGTAAAGGATCCTGGATAATAGATCTTGATTTTCTTGACGTTGGTCAGGTCATATCCGGTGTTCGATCCTGATGTCTCGGTACGGTCCGTCCAGGCGGACACGATCCCATCTGCAATCTTCGCTCCCGTGACGGCCCCGGAGCCTATCTTCTCGCTCGTGACAGCCCCCGATCCAATCTTGTCTTCCGTGACCGCACTCGTAGCGAGCTTGGCCTCTGTTACTGCGAACCCATTAAGCTTGGTTGTGGTGACAGAGGAGGTTGCGAGCTTGGCGGCTGCGACTGAAAACGCGGCCAGTTTATCGCTGGTCACTGCGCTCGTTGCGAGCTTGGCGGCCGTTACCGCAAAACCTCCCATTTTATCCGTGGTAACGGCACCGGTATCGAGCTTTGCTTCCGTTACTGCAAAGGGTTCCAAGTATATCTTGCCGTCCGTGCCGGTGATCTGCACAGGCGTGCCGTCGTCTTCCGGCACCACGAACAGCGCAGGAGACCCGCCCACATCCTTGGCATAGATCGCCATCTCATCAGTGTTTGTGGAAGGCGTGGCGGTCTGCTCGACGAGCGTGACCTTCTTATGGAAACCTATCTGGGAACCCGAGGAGCCGAACGGAGTGGTTTCCGAACTCTGAAAAAAATGATCCGCCGCAAGACGCTCCCTCACAGCAGTCTTGAGCGACCGGATAAAGTCATCTGTCTGCTTGGGATTGTCGCTTCCCGTGGGGCTTGCTTCATTCCATGTTTCCGCCATTTTCTCGTCCCCCTGCTACCCTTGTAGCTCCATTTGCAGGTCCTGATTCGCCATGGCGATGCCTTCGTCATCATTGATCAGCTCAAGCAGTTTGCCTTCCGCGAGATCTCTGAACACTATGGCGTCATCGTATTTCTTGACCCGCAAGAAACCGGCCTCTATGGCCCGGTACTCCATGAATTTGTGAATTGAGTCTAAAAAGTCCTGTTCGTCCGAATCAGAGGGAGCGTCATCCGAAGTGATCTCGGAAAACCATCGGTAATATTCCAGCGTGAAGGTGTAATCCTGGTCCGCCTTGCCGTACAAGACGCCCTGCCCATTCCAGATCCGATAAAGCAAAGGTCTTCCTTCGTCGTCCGTGTTGTAGGCTTCAATCCCATCCTTGAGGGCTTTTTTTGCCCTGCGGTAGCCCGTGCCGTCGGAATCGGACATGTACGGGTTCAGCTCTTGCTTGAAGTCCGAAGGCAGGGTAAAGGTGGTGTCTCCCTCCGATACCGTCACGCTCGTGGAAGTCTCGGCGAACCGCCAGTTGTGCCGGCGTTGCGCTTCTATATGCGCCTCACGTATGGCCTCGTTCACGGTCTCAGTAAGTGCCGACCCCACAAAGCGCTGCACTCTTGTCCGGATGGTCGCTCTCGTCTCGCTCACTTTCCTTTGCCTCCTCGCGGGCCAGGAACACTTCGTGGTCCTGCCAATCGTACACGTAATCCCCTATGTGACCGATCTCGATTGAGAAGTCACAGTAGACAGGGAACCCGGCCGCATCGGCCCGCACGAAGAAGTTGATGTCTTCGCTCACGTAGGTGTGATCCCGGATGATCGCATCGGGATGCACATTGATGTCTTCGGGGGGGCGGATATACTGCTGATAGAACCACGGAAAATCCACCTTCCTGAAGACGTCGAGGGAGGTCCAACACATCCCGGTCCCACCAGTCTGAACCCTGCGCAGCTCTCCCTTGGAGGGGGGAACATGAAGCGTCATCAGCCTGCCTTTGTCCAGCATGCCCACCACCGGCCCGTATGGCGGGGCCTTCTTGTAGGCGTTGCACAACACGATGTCCTTGCCGTGCGACAAGAGCTTGACCAGCGTATCCTCCGGAAACGCCATGTCCGCGTCGATCCATAGAATACCCCGGGCCTCGGGATGCCGCTTCAGGACATCGTCCACGATAAGATTGCGGGCATGCTCGACAACGGCGTTGCGCTTGACGATCTTGACAACGTTCAACCCCGCCCTGGCCGAATAGACGAGCAGCCTGAAAAGGTCGTTCCAGAACCGTTCTTTGCCGTCGCCATAGCAGGGGATTCCCACTACCACGGTGCTTGGGCTCGCATACTCCCGTGCGGAGAATCCTGCGGCCTTTCGTTTGTTGTAAAGGGCTATGTCTTTTTCTCTCACCTGCTTGGAGTAAACCCTGTCGTAATCGGCATCCATCGCCACGGCCTTGTCGATGATGGGGTTGACATGCTTTATCACGGCATCCTCGGCCCAGGCATACCTCCCCATGGCCTTGCATCGCTCGGTCAGTTCCAGATCACACATGGTGTGGATGTAGCCCGTATGGAAAAACTCCCCACCCAGCAGGGGCAGCAGGCGTTTATGGGCCAGCCAGTGCGTGGCCATGAGCCAACCGTCATGGACCAGATCATTGAATCCTACGAGGCCCCACCCTTGGGGAAATCGGGACATGCGTTCCAGGGCGATCTTCAGGAAGTTTTTCTGCGGAATGGTATCGTCGCCTACGAAGCAGATCATTTGCCCGGCTGCGCGACTCACGAGCCGCTTGAGCATTTTCGGGCACCCGATACGATCCTTGTCCTCTTCGCAGAGAAATTCATATTGCTCGTCCGGGATTCCGGCGTTGATCTTGCACGCCGTGAGTGCCCGCTTGACGCCTTTTTTCCGGATCCAGGGGATAACGATACTTACGATAGGGGTTTGATTTTCCACCAGTCCTCCAACAGCCTCATGAGTCTTTCATGATACGTGACGGCCAGGTTATACCCGCGCTCCGGGGGCCAGTTTTCCCGGACGGCGAGAGACCGGGCCACCTCCAGGGGGTCCCGGAAAGAAGCCACAAGGTGCGGGTTTTTCAAGTGGGGAAGGTAGGCTCGTGCCGTAAGGGTGTTTCGCGGATCTTTCCATCCCCACAACGGCTCGCGTTCTTTGGCCCTGACAAGCCGCACAATGTCTTTTTCGTGCCTCTTCCCGGCCTCCAGGATCGCTTGTTCGGGTGGAGGGTTGTCCCATGACCCTCCCGCATTGGCCAGAAGCCAATCGTTCATGGCGATGAAATCCACATCTTCCCAGTGGCCATATGGATTTGACGGCATGGCGCCCAGCAGGGCGTCCCCCACATGCACGCCCGCGAGGGACAATCCTTTCGCCACCAAGGACGTGGCCGATCTATGCATGCCGATCATCAGGAATGTTTTCATCTGCCAAACAATTTTGCGGTAATCGTTGCCTCTTCGAGGATCTCCACCTCGTTGTCGACCGGCTCGGGCTCGGGCTCTTTCTCGGGTCTGATACTGATATACCGGCCCCAGCCATGGCTTTTCTTGATGGCATTGATGGCCTTGCGATCATCCGTCACGAACTCTCCGTTCTGAAACTCGATCATGTAGTTTAGTTTCGCCGAGATGATCTTGAGGTTTGGCCTCGTAGGGCAAATAAACACCGTTCTTTTCGCCATTTTCTCTCCTGAGAGGGGGCCCGCCCCCCAGGGGATCAGGGGGCGGGGGTTATGGCCTACGATGCACTGTAGGCGTTGACGTTGGTGAGGAGGCCATGCACCTTTTCGTGCTGGATTTCGAGCCCCGCCTCCGTCAGGTACTCATCCGTGGTTTTGTCCTCGCCGGCGGTCTGCCGGTTTTTCAGGAGCTTGGTGTCACGGTTGACGCCGTTGCCCTTGAGAGGACGATAGATGATATGTTTCGGCTCGATGAACAGGCCGATCTTCGTGTGAGGCACCAGCTCATTGAAAAGCGGGTGATTCTTGAAGTAGACCGTTCCGAACGGGGTAATCCACTTGACCACCTTGATGCCCGCAACGGATGTGTCCGCCTGCAGGTTCACCGTGTAGATGTTCCTCGCGATCTGGTTGATCACCATGAGGAACTTGTTTCCGCAGAAGCACAGCTTCTCGTCGGAGCCGTAGGCGAACAGCCCTCGCAGGAAATCTTCCCATGCGGCTGCGGTGAGATTCCCACCCGACACTTCGGTGACGTTCGTGGTCAGGAAGCTGATGATCCCGCCGGTGGCGCGTTTGGGCTCGGAGCCCGTGAGATCTTCCTTGCGCTCGCCGAAGATGAACGCACGTTCCATGTCCACGGTGTGCTGGTCCAGGGCCTCCAACTTCATTTGCTGGTACGCGGCCCCGGTGCGCTGCCTGGTGGCGCGGGCGGTGTTGGTGAGGTTCAGCGGATGCCTGAAGATGGCGGTGTAGTTGTACCGCTTGGTGGGATCGGTGTAGAGGGAGCTTCTGACCCCCGCACCTTCGGCGATGGCCGTTCCGCACACGAACAGGTAGTCATTGTCGGAAATGCCGGTCGCCGCCGTGGTTCCGTAGCCACGCGCTACGGTTATGGCCGTTGCAGACGACTGATTAGCCGTCACCCTCATGACCTCACCGGTGCTGTCGTTCTTCAGGAGATCGTCCGCCCTGAAGACCGTTGCGCCGGGGCCGTCGATGGTGAGGCTCGTAGCCGTGCTGTCATACCCCGTTGAATAGTTCACCTGGCAGTGCCTGATGGGCAGGCCCTTTTCGAACCAGTTGAACTCGGGGTCGTTGGTGGGTTCCCGCCTCATGGCCGCGATCAGGGCGTTGAGCGGGGCCTTCTGGTTGCTTCTGGGGTAGAGACGAAGAATCGTCTCGCGCCAATTTTTCGGTCTTTCGTCTGATGTCAGGTTCGCGGTGTCGCGCAATCCAAGGATCGTTGCCATTGTTTACGTACTCCTTTCGGCGGCACCTACCTAGGCGGACAACAAATCCATCATCTCCTTTTGCTGTTCGTCAACCTGCACGCCTCGGTCGCCGCCCGTCCTGACATCCTCGGTTTCGGCAAAGGTTGCTTGTTCCTGCTTTTCGCGTTCCTTCTGTTCCAGGAGGGCCTGATCCACCAGGTGTCGCTTGTAATACTCCGGGTTGTACTGACTGAGGGCCGTCTCCAATAGCTCCACGGAGACATCATCCACAGGGGTGCGGGCAAAGTGGCTCATTGCAATCCACTGCTGAAACGCCTGCATTCCCTCCGGAGTGCCCAAGAGCTTGGGGTGCCTGTCGGCCAGGGATTTATAAACTCCCTCGACACGCTCCTTGCGTTGACGATAAAGCGCCTGTTCCCGCTCCGACGTTATGGACTGCGTTGTGTCTGAAACGGTCCTCAGTTGATCCTGCAACTGCTTGACGGTCTGATGCTGCCTCATGATGAGGTCATACATGGCCGGGTCGGCCTCTTTGAAGTACGCCTCCTCTTCGGCGTCCTTGAAAGGACCGTCATACTGCTGCGGTTGCGTTCCTGCGGCGGCCTGATCCTGCGGTCCAGCGTGGCCTTGCTCACGTTCCGCTGCGGTCTGCACGCCCAGGGAGAAAAACTCCATAATCTGCTGCGGTGTGAGTTGATACTCCTGTGACACATCAAGCAGGGGCTTTATTCCCTGGTGCAGGCGCTGATAGTTGGCCACCTGTTGGTAGGCCGTAACCAGATCCTTGACAGGAACGTCCCTTTCCGTGCCGTCGGGCAATTTGACACGGTATTCCTCTTCCTGCTGGTCGGTCAGACCCTCCTGGTCTTGGGTCTGCGTTTCGCTCTCGTCTTTTTCTTTGCCTTCCTCCTCAGATGTCTTGTTGTCGTCCCGGCTTGAGGTTTCTTCCTCGTCCTTCGCTTCGGTCTCATCCGCCGGTTGGCCTTCCTGCTCCTTGTCGGACGCCTCGGTTTCGGACTCCGTGCCTTCTTCGTCGCCGAGCATGTCAAGCATTTCGTCCACCTGCTCGGGCTCATCCACGTAGGTTTCATCAGGCACGGTTGCTTCTTGGGTTTGCTTTTCAGTCCCCGTTTCTTCGGGCTTGTCTCCCATGTCTCCTCCCCTTTGGCTACTACCCTTTACATGGGGCGTTTGGCCGCTAAGTGTTGATGTTTACTAAAAAAACCTGCCATCTTTAGCAGCTTCCACCGCTTGCGTGTACTGTTCGATATCTTCTTTTTCTACGGCGATCTGCGCTTCGGCCTCCTTGATCACCTCTTCCGGATAATTCAGAAAGGCCTCCGTGAGCAGAATTGCCGCACGGGTGGCCTTGACATCGGCCAGGGAACATTCCATCAGGGTTTCCCGAAGCTGCCGGAGGTCAGCTTCCAATCGCGGCTTGAACAGCTTTTGCCAGAAAGGCGACTTCAGGGCTTCTTTTGCGTAGCCCCGATAATTTTCCCATCGCCTGACATTTGCGTTGAGGTCCTCCAACACCTCGTTTTCCGCGTCTTCCGTCATGCCGCCATGCCCTCCCTACCGAATTGTTCCACGGGGATCACGTCCCCGGCTTCCACCATGCGTTGTATGTTCTGATCAGGCGTCACGTTCGCCTTGATCCTGAAGTCGTCCACGTTTTTCACGCCCAAGGCCCTTGCGAACCTGGAAAAGATCTCGAACAGGTCGAAGACCTGGGCCAGGGGCGGCACCTGCGCGATGGTCTGAAACATCTGCAGCCATACCTCGGCGTCCTTGTCGGGCGTTATGGGCAGGCGTCCGTCATTGATGGGATAGTCAAACATCCCCACGATATCCTCGGGCGCAACGAGAATGTCGTCCTCATGGTCCATCTGCAATTCCTTCGCATAGTCGCCCACTACGCGGTAAAAACGGCTTTCGCTGAGGAACTGCTGGTTGTTCATCACGCTCATTTCAGCCAGGGGTACCAGCCCTTGTGCATAGAGAAGCCTTGCCCCAGTGGAAAGGATGTTTGCGCCCGATGCGGTCATCTTGGCGATTTCCGTGGCGGTGCGCTTGACTTCGGTCTCGATGCCGTGGAGGGCGTCCGGGGTATGGCCCCTGCGTTTCATCATGTCGGCCAGGTACTGGGCATCGGCCATGTGGCTCTGGGTGGCGTCTCCCACCCGAAGCTGCTTGATCACGTGCTCAATGGAGACATTCTTGCGCCACAGCTCCTTTTTGAGCCTGATGATCTTGGCCGCCATCGGCTTGGTAATGTCGCGGATATTCACTGCGGTGGGGTCCACCACGAGGGTATCATTGAGAAATCTGCGGACATTTTCGATGTGGGAGTTGTACATCCAGTTCAGGAGGTCCTGCATCCCCTGGACGCTCTCATAAAAACCCTGCGAAAACAGGTTGTTACGGTCGTAATCATATTGGCCCACTACACACGGGAATCTTCCATGGGCGTTGATCATGCGCTCGGAGCGGATCAGGACGCGCTCGTTTGCCACGGTGAATATCCAGATTTCCGGCCGGGTGCTTTCGGTCAGCTCGTAGTCGGCGGGCACCAGTTCGATGTAGAACTCCCAGATCTTGAACCAGGGGTTGTTTTCATCCAGGGACATTTCGCGGGCATCCGCGTTGCTCCCGGCCCCCGTGGTGTCATGACGGTCCTCATCTTCGGCAGGATAAACGCCGGGGTACTCACTGCCGGGGCTTTCAGCTTTGAGGTACTCGACGTTGTAGTAGACCCCCTTTTCGGCCATCTGCTTCAGGTAGTAGTAAGATCTTCCGTATTCGTAGCCCACAAACTGGCCGTCCTGGACCTTGGCCGTGGGCACGCGCGGGTCGGGGAAAAACTTGCGCGGATCGGTGTTTGAGTACTTGGGGCCTTCGTAGGCCATGACCCGTTTTTCGACACGTTTATTGACCACATGGGGCACCGGGTACGGCACGATGGTGGGAACAGTCACGAAAGCGGTGGTATAATCCCTGCCGAAAACGTTCTTGATGTCTCCCATGCCGTAGCGGAGGATATCGTTGAGCCATTGGTAAAGGCACAAGATGAGGCGTTGGCGTTCGTTCTGATAATCAAGCACGATCTCGTGCAGCTTCGCCGGTTTGACGTCCTCGGGCCCCCTGGGGTGCAACTTCATGATGGGCCGCTGGCCGGCGAAAACGTCGATCCAGTATGTGAGAATGACATCCTTGCAGGCCCTGGATACCGGAATGTAGATCTGCCGTTCGAAGGGATTCATCTTGCGGCCCTTCTCGTCGGTTTCCGTGACGTCGATGAAGGCGGCGTCCATTTTCTCGGCCTTGGTCCAGGAACTATACCTGCCCTCCATGTACTTCTTGGAGAGACGATGGCAATCAGTGACGAGCTTCACCAACGTCTGGTGCCTTGGGTCCGTTCTGGGTATTTGCATTCGTTCCATGGGCCTTCTCCGGCGTCAACTGAAAAAGCTCTGATAGCCCGGCATGGCGTCCGGGTTGTCGATTATGTCCTCGTCGAACTCGCTCTCGGCGTCTTCGGGCACGGGCGCGAAGATGTCCACTTCCGGATCCTCGGCCCTGCTGATAACATCAAGGACATCGTCATCCGTGGTGTACGGCCACCACTTGAACTTGTCGATGATCATCGGGATAAGGTCCACACCCTCATAAACCAGGATCCTCGGCAGAAAAAACTGTCCGGCCGCCATTGGCGCCACCAGCCTGCGGATACGATCTGATTTCGCGGTCTTGCCCCCTATAGGGGTGATATGGAAGTATATTCCTTCGGCCTCCATGCGCTCTTCGAAATACTGGATGTCGGACTGCATACCGTATTGCTCATAGTATATGCCGATGGTGTCATGATGTTTCTGCACCAGATCTCTTAAAGCCCTCCACCGCTCAGCCAGGTTAAGCTTGTCGTAGACCATGTCTTCCAAGAAACGATTGTTTCGGTTGCAACGGGAGATCACCACCATGGCCGTGTTGTCGGAATCCTTCTTCTTCTCGTTGGCGGGATCCACCAGGATGATTTTGTTGCGATACTCGGGGAGCTTGCCGTAGAATTTTATCCACTCGGGCTTGAAGGTCTGATTTTCATCGGCCACCGGGTTGAGCAATTGCTGACAGGCAAAAACATAAGGGCCTTGCTCCAACCGCAGCTCTTTAAGCCTTCCCTCGGACAGCAACACCGGCTTGCCGGTGGGAGTACCATCCACAGTGGCGGCATGTATCCTGCAGCGATAGTTTTTTTTGGATCGCAGTTGCATGTAGAGGTCGGCATGATGATAATGCGTGCCGCAGACCAGCTTCTCGCCGCCATCGGTCCCCAGGGAATGGGAGATCTCATATGCCTTGATGGTTTTCTTGATGCTCTCGGCGCTCCTGCAGCCATCCTCGGTCACGACGTCATCATAGATCCGCAGGTCGAAATGCTTGCTGGTGGGCTGGCCATCCACCAGGCCCCACCCCTCTATGGTAGCCTCCTTGAAATGGCTGGTACGCTGGAAGATGAGGCCGTCATCCTCGGACCACTTGGGGCTCTGCGTTTTAGGCCTGGCGTAAAATATGTCCGGGAACCACAGCTTGAGAGGAGGGTCGCTCTCGGCCGTCTGCTTGATCTGCCTCAGAAAGCCTTTCGCGATCGGGCGGGTATGGCTGAAAATGCAAATCCTGATGTTGGGATTTCGGATGATTCGCTGAAAAGGCAGGCCATAGGTCAGAATGGTGCTCTTGTAGTGCTCACGTGCCCATAAGTCTAAAGTATCACTCGATAGTTCCTCTACCTCCCTGATTCTCTCCACAAGCCATGGATGGTTGATGTCTTTCCTCTCCAGCCCGAAGTACAACAGGAAGAATAAGTCATCCTTCGCCATCTGCCGATATCCCTGGATCCGGTCTATCTCGCCCGAGGCGACAGCTTGGAAAAACGCTACATAGTCATGCTTGTACGGCGCTCCGGGTATCGGTTCGAAATCCGACAACTCAGGTTCCCCCCTCCCCCTTCTTCTTCTCCTTCTTGAACTTGCTCAAATCCACAGGATCCGCTCTCCTTCCCCCACCATCATCACCAACCCCCATCCACTTGAACTTCACCTTCAGGATGTCCAAAAGTCGATCATGTGCCTTGTTGCGGTCCTTCAACGGCAAATACAGGGGGTCCGATTCCGAAGAAGCTCCATCAACCAACTTCCCCTTGAACTGGATGTACTGGAACTCCATCATCTCCTGAAGACACTTCAAATCGCTCTCCACGGTCTCCAGGAGAAATTCTTCAACCTTCGGCTGGACAACCTTACGCCTGCGCTCCTCAACAGACTTCAGCCAGCGCCTCACCGCACTCTGGCTGATTTTCTCCTTACCCTGCATCTTCTCGTTCAGCTTCTCCGCTATAGCCTTCGTAGAAAAACCATGACCACGAAGCTGCAAGGCGTATTGGTCAAGATTGAAACGCTCTATCTTCGGAACGTACATCCTCGAAAAACCTCTAAAGGCCGTTAACTTAAAATTTAAACGCCTGTATATTAACACATGCTTAATGCGTGTTCAACAAAAAAATGATAGCACTAAAATTTATAGCTATTTCAGATAGATAAGTGGGGAGAGGCGCGCTAATAGCCAAAAAATAACGTAGAGGTGGGAAGGGGCTAAATTGATATGGGGGGAGGGGTGACCTGCCTGGCGACATGCCTTGATGACCAGGTGGTCACTTTTTGGGCTTGGGGGAAAGAATAGTTATGTGTAGTTAAGAGGAGTTGGAAAAAATAAGGATGGTTTGACGGTCTACGCAATAGAATAAGCCCTGGCTCAACAATGCTCAACCTTGCCTGCCGTGTTGATATATCCCCCCAGGCGGGGGCTTGTAAGTGGTTGAAATCACAGTTGGTTAACATATAATATATTATCAACACCTTTTGGCGGACCTTGTAATATCAGGCACTTAGGCATCTCCCATAGGGCCATGAGGACCTCAATGGAGTCCCGGCAAAAGAATGAGTTAGATTGAGTTGGCCGGTAAAATGACCAGGTGGTCACCATGGCAGCGCTGGAAGGTGACCAGGTGGTCACCCTCTCCCTCCAGGGCACTAAACCTCCTCCCCACCCTCCCTCTCCCCTCTTTTCAGCGTCAACCCTAACGTATCTTACTTACAATTTCCTACGATTTCTTATCCCACAAGATCTCCCCTTTTAGACCGCAGATATCCCACCTATCATCTCTCTACCTCCCCTATATTAAACACCACATATAAGTACATGACCCCCTATCCCCCCCCTATAGTCCCCCCCCTTCCCCCCTTAGCTCCGTAGATCTAGCCATTAGCTACCTAGCAGCTAGCTATCTCGAAAAAAAGATACCTGAGAGATAAAAAAGTGCTTGACACACAGATATAGATCATATATATATATGGAGTCAACAATCCACTGGCATGCGGCTGCCATCGTGGATTTCATTCTTTGCCGGGGCAAGGCCTTTGGCCTCGGCGATGCCTACCATCGCGGCGCCACGGTTGTCCTCGTTTGCGTGGGGGAACCTCGCCGCAAAGACCGGTTTAACTTCCTCGCGGGCTTGTTTCGCGAGGACTTCACTCAATAACTACAAGGAGGATATCATGAACACATTTGAGACCGAGAAACAAGCCAGAGAGTACGCGGCCAATACCTCCGCGAGATACATTGTGGAGATCGAGCACCGAGACCGGGGCCGGTGCCTAGTCTGCGCGAGGGTCGACGCGGACCAGCTTCGGAGAGTGGAGGTGCCCGAGGTAACACGCGTGATCAGGGATGTAGTGGATCTCCGGGCCGAAGCCGAAGCCAGGCTGAAAGCCAACGTCCTGGGCCTGGATGAGCTCCGGGCGGCATATGAGGATGCGGAGCGCGAGCGCGTGGAGTACCAAAGGATGATGGAGGATGAATACAACGATGGGGCCAGGCCTCCCAGACCCGCCGGGGATCCCGCCGAATTAGCCGCAAAGTATCCGGTTGCCGCCGCGTATCTCAAGGCCGAGGCCTGGAGCATGGCCTCCCATTACGCCAAAGCCGCCGCAGGCCGCAAGGCAACGGAAAGCATCGCCAATGGCGAGGATTACAAAACCGCTCTGGAAACGATGGAAAAGGAATGGGCGGAGCACTGCAACGCCCATATGTGGGATTAACCCGTAAAATAAGAAAGGAGGAAATCATGAGAAACAGACTGGAAAAACTCACCATAGTCGCGAGGGGGCTCTATCTCCATTACAAAGACAGAATCAAGGCATATCCCCGCTCTGGACCGCATGGCGGGGCAAATGCAGCGTGTGACTGGGCACAACCCTATTGGTATCACACGGGGAATGCTGCAATCAGCAGGGCATGCAATGAGGCTGGTGTCCCGACCATGCCTTATTGGTCAGGATCTGCGCCCACACCCGCTACGTCTATCCCCGCCTGCATGGCCGAGGGGATGGAACGGGCATATCGGACGATAATGGGGAAATAGCACTCAAAGAAAAAAAAGGGGGGGGCTGTAAAATGAGATGCAAATGCTGGTACCACAGATATGATGTTGTCCACACCGTAAAAGGTGATGATGCCGTGTATGATCACTCACAGGGCACTTGGGACTTGTGCCTGAGAGGGAAGGAAATAGAAACGTATCCATCCAGCATATATCGGCACGGCATGACGGCCGATGAGCTCAGGCGACAAGCAAACGAAAGGAGGAGGCCATGAGGTTTGTTGAATTAGGGTGGGGTGAAGAGAATGAGATCCGATCGCAGATCTTAAAAATGACCGTCATTCGCGATGACGATGCGGCAGCGGCGGGCTATTATCCCTACTATCTCGTGACTGGGGACATAGATGCAGCCACAGCTGAATATGCCAAGGATGGCGGCACGGTCTCAGCCGCATGGACCGTGGGGGAATTTATTGCGGGCCTTGTGGACGAAGCCGCCCTGGAGAGGCTGCAACAGACATAGCCTCAATCAAGGCCGAATGGCTCGCCAATGACGGCGGGCTCACCATGGCCGCTAGTGATGCTATCGCCTTCGGGCGCGGGCTCATCAATTGATAAGTCCGGCAGACCATAAAACGAGTGAGTCCAAAGGAGTAAAAAAATGAAACCATACCGAATGGTTGCGCCTCGTCTCTCAGAACGGGGATATAAATTTTACAAGACTTTGTTTAAGTCCCTTGGTGGTGGTTGCGAGTGGATGCTGGAGGCTGCGGCCTGGCTTTACCCTGCTACCATCAAGGGCCTCAAGGGTTGGCTCTCCAGGCAGGAGTTGAAGCTGATCCTGGAGGTGTCCTCGGGCCTGGTCGTAAACCCCGAGCTTGCGGGACACCAGCTACCTCTTGCCTGTGATCAGGCTATGAGCTTGGATGGCCTCGACAAAAAACATGGCGTCGATGCTCAGGTCCTGTTGGGTAAGCTGGGCGATCTCAGTGACTGGGAGAGGACATGCCTGGAGATATGGGCATCGGGGTTCTGGAATTCAAAAGCCTATGACCAGGAAGACGGCCTCAATAACTACCTTAAGACGTTAGAAAAATAGTCGGTCTCAGCCGCTCTTTTTCACCTCCTCTCCTTCTTGTGGTATGCCCGAAAATCTGTAATGCACTGGCGGAAGACGCTCAAGCCACTCGCGCGGCACGTCGATGGCTTGGTCCCAGGTCTGCCAGGATCGCCGGTCTTTTTGGTCCCAAAAAGCATACTCATGCACTCGAAAAAAGTGCTTCTTTCGGCGCGCATTGGCAGGGTCTTGTGCGCCTACAAGCTGCGCAATGAGGACCGCATCCGACGGATGCCAGGGGATCTTTTCGAGTTTACGTCTCCGAGCCGTAACGGCAGAATATTGACCCGCCGTGACCTGGATGTAGACATGGGATCCATCCGCCATCTTGCCCACGATATCGGACCCGAAAAAATCCACGGCCTGCCACTTGGTGCGGATCGCTTTGCGGGTGATCGCGCAACCCAATTGCAGGGCCAGCCACACACCAGCCTTTTCGGCCTTCTGCCTCAGATGTTTTGCGTTGGCTTTCATATTGCCCTCCATTTTCGACGATTTTATCTCGACCTATACTTCCCTATGCACCAGAGGGAGATCGTAAACCCTGCCCCCCAAAACGACACGATTCGGCCATATCTTGGGGCTTGGCAACACCCCGTTTCCCGGTCACGCTTCATAATCCGGGCAGTTTCTGGCCATCTCGGCTCCGAAGCAGTTAAAACAATTTTCGCAGCTTCTCTCCCTAGGAGACATCTTTCTCCCGCTCCTGACATTTTTGCACTGATATCTCCGGCAACTCGGCCAAGTTATTCAGTATACTGTGGGAGTTATCCCTGAAATCGTCCCTGATAATATCCGGATGCACGTCTTCGTAGTCTGCCAAGAACTCCGGGTCGTTGATTTTGATTGTGATTATAATGGCCATGGTTAATCTTTCTCCCATGGATTTCCTCCCCGCAGATCCTCAAAATCTTCGGGCTCAACCGCATACCAGACTCTACAAGGCTGTATTACCCAATACTCGCCCTCTTCCGGCTCATCAGTTATTAGCTGGGGTTCCTGGAACAGCGGACACCAGTCACCGCAGGAAATAGGGTTAGAATCAAATGGGCAAGTTTGTGCCTTCCATTGCTTCTTCCTGGTCCCACGCTCAAACCACAGGTTCCCCTGCTCATCAATGCGTACTTTCATGGTTCCTTCCTCCTTTCACACGTTCCATAGCTCGCCTCTGGTTTTGGGTTTTTGCTGTTGGGGCGAAGCCCGCGCCTTGTCTTGCGCCCTGGACAGCCAAGAATTGATGTGCCGAAGGATCCCCCTGGAGGTTTTTCGGTTCTTGGGGTTGGCCAGGTTCCAGCCTTTGAGCTTTTTCAGTTCCCCCAGGATATCGACCGCAGGATAGAGGTCCGTCCACTCGTCGATCATCTGTTGCGTGACGGGATACTCTTGAGGCTTGCCGTCTCCGTTGCGGTGGATCAGGGGGATTGTGATAACGGGCTTTACGGGCGGGGACGGCGGCGCGGCGCGATCTTTATCGCGTCGTGCAGACTTCAAAGAATCTCTATGGGTATTATTTATTAAATACCTAGGTACTGTCTCTTCTTTCTTTACATTCTTTACATTCTTGTTTGTGTTACTTGGTTGATACTTGGTTGTTACTTGGTTGTTACTTGGTTGTTCCTTTGGTTGTTCCTCTTTAGTTAATTCAGATTGATATTTATCCCAATTACAGATAGTTACGACACTATAATGGGTGTTACTTTGGATGTTCAAATTTTCAAGTTTTTTTAATTTCAACATGCGCTTATACGTAGATGTGGGTTTATCGCCTAATTCCGCCGCTGCCTGGTTGCGTCCGAAGATAAACTGGCCCGGCTGAAGCTTAACTTCAGTTTGGCCTCGTCCTGTAGTAACAGTAACCCAACGCTCTTCATGGCTAGCCTTCATCAAACACCAACTCCATAGCTGCCATAGGGCTTTGTTCTTAAAAATAGAAGTCCGAAGGCTTTTTCTGTAGAGTTTAACCCATCCATCTTCCATTGCTAATTCCATTCAACCACGAAGGGCCTGTGGGGGAAAGACAACCCGCCCCATAACGTTTTAGTTCAGCGGTACGAAGCATCCGTCCGAAACGGCTTGTTAGCCGACATTAAAAGCGGCTGTAGGGGTTTATTGAACGTCAACACATTGAGCCATATTCTTCCGCTGAACAAAATTTTCAGTCGTTCTCTAATAGACGGCTTCCAACAGGTTATAATTTCACCATCTTCCATTTTTAGTGCTGGCAACGGCCTATATTCTGGCTGATTTTCAGCATAGGTCACATTGCACTCTGGAAATTTTACGATGTCCATATTTTTCCTTTCGGCTAACGCTGAGGGTGAGCGGACGCTGAAAAACGCGCCGCTCACCCCGCTTGTTAGCCACCTGTTATGAGTTTAGAACATTGCCTTTTCGGAATTAGTCACTTCCCGATAGGCAGTTTCAAATGTTTCTTTTGGAGACCACGACGTGTATCCATCTGGATATTTCACGAGGTATCCGGGCCGTGTTTCACGATTTGATACGTCCTGCCCCTTGAAGTCTTTAAGGAAAGAACATTCGTCAAGGGGGTAAGCAGCGATGATCTTTGATCCGATGTACAACTTTTCTTCTGGCATAATGACTCCTTTCTTGTTTTGGTGGCTAACCTTTCGATTATGGGCTTCCCGGAGCTTCTTTTGCATATGTCGTCTATTCATCCCAATACCGATCCGGATTCGCCCAGTCGTCGAGCTTTTGGGTCCAGCGATCAAACCGCAGCACAGTTTTCCATGTGCCTACATCCCGGCCTTTCAGTCCCGCCACTTCCATGGCCTCGGCCTCGTTGTCCTCACGATACAAGCCGATCACCACGTCGGCGTTCTCCTCCAGACGGCCGGAGTTATGGGTAACAAGCCCATTTGCCAAGAAAGCTCCGGTAGCAGGGACATTGATATCCCAAACAGACTGAACGCCACTTGGCTCAATAGTTCGTATCGACTCAAATTGAATATCATTGTCGGCCCACAGCCGTGCAGTAGCTACCTTATCGTGGCCCTTTAAGCCTCCAAGGGGCACCCATCCACGTTCAGTAAGCACCGGATGGTTGGTTGTTCCGATGATTTCCCTCCCGGTTTGCGTAACGACTCGCAAAGTTGGCTTTTGCCCCCGCCACCACTTGCGCCTCACCTCCGCCATTGTAACCCGCATTTCTTTTTGGTTGTACGCAAGGATGACTTGTCCCGGCTTAACGTCTCCCAATGTAACCGGACACCCGCTTATGGCGTCTATCAGCATGGTTCCACCCACAAGACATTCCCTCATGTCACTTAGCATGGGCCGCCTGTTGGACCGCGCCTCGACAGCTCGGTTGAGCTGGCAGAGGATCACGACAGGGACCTTGAGATCCTTTGCAAGACTCGTAAGCATTTCGGAGATGTACCCAAGCTCCAGGTGTTGGCTCTGGTGGCGTTTCAGGCTGCTCATCCGGATGATATGATCGACAAAGATACAGCTTACAGGCATTTCAAAATGGATTGCTTCGGATATCGCCTGCAAGTTTTCGATTTTTTTGTATTTTGGTTTGTCGATGATGATAAGGCGGGAGGAGGAGATGGCATCGCACGTCTTGATGAGCCTTGACCACTGGCCATCCTCGATGTTGCCGCTGCGGATCCGGGAGAGCCAAATCGCCGACCGGGCCGACAGCCTTCTCCTGGTGAGAGCCTTGGCGTTGGATTCCAAAGCGAAAAACAGAGCATGCCCAGGCTCATGATCCGCTATATGGTCCGCCATGGTGAGGGCCAGAGCGGTCTTTCCCACGGAGGGCCTTGCGATGATATACACCGTGGTTTCGGGCTCCAGGCCGCCCATGTGATGGTCGATGTTGCCAAGACCCGTGAGGATGCCGGGGTTTGTTTTCCCCTCTGCTCGCCGCCGCTCGATGTCCCTGTAGACCTCATTGACCAGGGAGCTTGGCGGGAGCCAATCCTCGCCGGTGGTCTGGGCCTCGATGGCCTGGATGGAGGATCTGAGGCCCGACAGAACGCCGTCCACTTCGGATGCGGCATCGGTGGCGTGGGCCATAGCCTCGTGGCAAGCCCGGATGATACGCCTGCGCTTTGCCATCTCCTTGACTTGCCGGAGATGGTAGTCGATGGCTGTAGCGGTGGGAATCTCGGCGGCCAAATCGAAGATGTACTCGGCCTTGATTTTCCCCTTGCCGGATAGCTTGTCGACCGCCTCCGTCACGGCCAGAGGGTCCCCGACAGGGGCCGATTGGAGGGCCTCCCATATCAGGGCATGCTTCCGGGAATAAAAATCCCCTGGAGCCAAGCTCTTGGTGGCCCTGGCCCGTGCCCCGGCGTCCAGGATACAGGCCCCGAGGACGTAGCGCTCGGAGTCTACGCAGCTTGGGAGTTCCGGCATATCTCCAGCTCCATCTCCAACCTGCGTTTACTCCGACTTACCCGAGCGATGGTTTTGGTGATGGACAGCCTCTTCTCCTCGGCCTCTGCAAGGTCTCTCCTCAACAACCCCAAGGCTTGGCCCAAAAGATGGATACGACGTTCTAGTTCTTCATACGGCGTTAGAGTCATGACATCCCCTCCCGGCATCCCAGGCATGGCTTGAGTTCGGGCTCCACATACCGCCCTTGAGCCATAGCCTTGGTCCTGCGCCGCTCGCATGCCGACCGGAGCATCCGGCAAGCATACCGGGGGCAATAGACACCCTCGGGGCCGTTGAGGAGCCTGTCCGCCTCCGCCCGGTCATAGACAAGCGGCTTGGGTAAGGGTCGGAGCATGGGGTCGGGATTGTCGGTGATTTTGAACGAAAGAAAGACTTCGGCAATCATGGGGTACCTCCTGCGGGTTTGCTTTGGGTTATGGCCCGCCCTCGCCCGAAGGCCCCGCTCCAGGGCTCGGGGGGCCTCTCTCTATCCCGGCTCTCATCCCTCCTCTCGTGCCGTTTGGGGGGGGGCTGGTAAGGATTCCGGAGTTGCCATGCCTACGAGGTACAAGGTGAGGCTTTTTAGGTGGACTAACCAACGAAAACTGCTACTCGATTTCGCAGATTGATTTGCAGATCCGCGCCTTCTTGGAGTCTCTCATCAAGGCCAGAATGAGTTTTTCATTGGCCTGTATCCAGGACGTCATCCGAAGCCGCTCAATCTGCTCCTCGCTGAATTTTTTCCCGCTCTTTTCCTCCACCTGCTTGTAAGTCAAGGCCAGACCTCCAATAAGTTTGTTGAAATAATAGTGGGACACATCCCTGGCAATGCCGGGGGAATGACGGTCTTTAAGCCCACACGCCTTGGCAAATTCCGCCCATCGTTGGGGATCCAGGCCGCATTTCTGCATCCATTCGCCCTTCCGTAGCCCTTGGGCTTGGGCTTCCTCCCATAAAAAAGGAAAGTATTCGTTGAAATTTATCTCGGGTTTTTTGGAGTCCATGGCGCATAGATATCAAAAATTGCCACCCGTGTCAATAATAAAAAATAAACTGCCACCCATAAAATTTTTTTCTTGACACAGTTTGCCACCCATGGTATTTTGTCACAAACTTGATATCCAATGGAGGCTCGCCATGGTCGAACTACCAACATGGGTTCAAATAATAACTGCTCTGTGGCCATACATCGGCCCCGTAATCGCGGGTATCGCCTGCGTAGCGGCCCTCAGGGCATTCTTGGCGATCTTCAGGGAGGACGACGACGACAATGAATGATTGCAAGTATCGCAACTGGAGGAATGGGAATTTTTGCTGGAAATACCCGGAGCATGGTCCCTTCTGCCCGTACAGGCAGGATGAAGTGGAAAGATGCTCAGGGTATCAACCTCGTGAGGAGGAGAAGCATGGACCGCAAAGAGTGGCTGAAAGAACGACATAAGGGTCTCGGGGGCTCGGACTCCCCCGTGGTTTTGGGTGTCAACCCCTGGAAGAAACCCGTGGACCTGTGGGCCGAAAAGCGGGGGCTAATAGAAGACGACCAGGAACCTTCCCCCGCGATGCGGAGAGGCACGGCCCTTGAGCCTATTGTCGCGGACATGTATACGCAAGCCGCAGGTGTTACAACCGCTGTGGAGCCGGAAATCCTGGTGCATCCTGAACATCCGTGGATGCTGGCCAACATCGACCGGCACATCCTCACCCCGCCCGACAACCCCGGCGTTTTGGAAATCAAATGCCCCGGCATCAGCCGATTCGGCAAGATCCAGCGCGGAGGACTGCCTGACTATTACCAGGTCCAGCTTCAGCATTATCTTGCCGTCACGGGCCGAAAATGGGGCGCATTCGCCGTGTTTAACGCCGAACGATGGGAGATGGTCTTCTTTAATGTGGACCGGGACCAGGAGATCATCGACCTTATCATCGCCAAGGACGCCGAGTTCTGGACGTTGGTGCAGACAGGAGAAGAACCGGCTCCAACCAAAGAGTCTCCGGTCCTGAATCTGCCCCCCACGGAGCCTGCCGAAGTCCTTACCCTGGACACCCCGGAATGGAAAATCGCGGTAGAACAGTACCGCGAAGCCAAGGCCTTGAGAGAAGAGGCCGAGGCCCTGGAGACTCAAGCCAAGCGGGAAATTCAAAGCATGCTTGAGGAGCACAACGCAGAGGTAGCCGAGGGCGCAGGCCTCCGGGTCTATTGGCGTGAGCAGGCGGGGCGCAGGTTTGTCGACAGCAAAAAGCTCAAGGCCCTGTACCCCGATATCTATAACCAGGTCCTGAAACAGGGAAAACCCTATCGCGCCTTTAGGGCCTACATCCTCAAGGAGGTAAGCGACGATGAGTAGTCTACCCGCAGTCAACCGAGTCCAAACCATCAGGGATCTTCTTGCCAAGAGCAAGGGTCAAATCGCGGCGGCCTTGCCCCGCCACCTTACCCCGGACAGGATGCTTCGCATCGCCATGACGAGCATCCAGAGCAACTACAGGCTCATGGAGTGCGACCCCAAGTCCCTCGTAGCCGCTGTGATGGAGGCATCGCAGTTAGGGCTTGAGCCCGACGGTGTCCTTGGAAGGGCTTACCTGATCCCGTACAAAGTCAAGGGCCAATACAAGGCTCAGCTTCAAATCGGATACAGGGGTTTCCTGGATCTCGCGCGAAGATCCGGCCAAGTAATCACGCTGTACGCCCACGTCGTCCATGAGAACGATGAGTGGGATTTTGAATACGGCCTGGAGCCCACCCTGCACCACAAGCCTACCAAGGACGATCCGGGAGAAATGGTGGGAGCCTATGCTGTCGTGCGTCTCAAGGATGGCGGATACGACTTCGAGTGGATGTGGCGACGTGAGATTGACGCCATCCGCAGATCCAGTAAAGCCGCCGGTGACGGCCCCTGGGTCACGCACTATGAGGAGATGGCAAAGAAGACGGTGATCCGCAGGCTTGCCAAACGGTTGCCCCTGAGCATCGAATTTCAACGAGCCGCCGTTGCGGACGAATACGCAGAGGCGGGCGTGTTCACGGAAGATGTGGTGGACATGACTACGGGTGAGGTGGTGGACGTCCAAGCGAAGACAAAGATGAAGCTGGAGGCCCTCAAGGAGAAAATGAAACAGGACAATGTTTCCGAGCTTCCCGAACCACAGGAAGTTCCCTCCATCCGGGACGAGTTCATCAACCTCCGAAGCGCCGGTTTCGCCACATGGGTCTGGCAAAATCGCGACAGGCTCTCCCAGGCTTCCCCCGAAATCATCGAGGAAGCGCGCGAGAAGTGGAAGAAGTTCTACCCGCAAGACGCATTCCCTCTTGACAGGGACAAGGACGAAAAAGAGATCACCCAGGAACCCCCCGTCACGCTGATATCCTGCCCCGATCTCGATGGCAAGGGACGGCCTGCTACCGACTGCGATGAGTGCAAGTATCGGGCGGGATGTCCTTCGTGGGACGAATAGATGAATAAATTACAGAGGTAATCAAAATGAAAGCTGCTGTCGGGGGAGTAATCCAATACAACGTCACGGACGCCGCCATTGAAAAGATGCGGAGGGAATACCTCCCTTTAAAGATCGTAGACATCCATGATGGCGCGGGAATCGCCCAGGTCCACCAAGCCAGGATGAAAGTGAAGCGAACCCGCGTGGCCGTCGAAAAGCGCCGGAAGGAACTGAAAAGGGACGCCCTGGAATGGGGGCGCAAGGTGGATGCCGAGGCAAAGCGTATCTTTGGTCTCCTGGAACCCATCGAGTCTCATCTCAAGGCTGAAGAAGAGAAGGTCATCAGGGAAAAGGAGCGAATCAAGGCCGAGAAGGAACGAAAAGAAAAGGAAAGAGTGGATGGGATTCGCCGGAAAATATCTGCGATACAGGGCGTTATTTTGAAGGCCCACACGATGAATTCGGGGCAAATCGCAAAACTGATCGAGTCTCTGGATACGCAGGACGAACCCAGTGAGGAGGAATTCGCCGAATTCACCGAGGAGGCCCGTCAGGTTCGTGCGAAAACCCTGGCGGATCTTGGCGAATTGTACGAGGCCAAGGTGGCTCAGGAACGGGCCGAAGAAGAGCGCCGAAAGGAAGAGGCGCGGCTCGAAAAACTCCGGAAGGAACGGGAGGCAGAAGAACGTCGCTTGGCCGAGGAGCGGCGAAAACTGGAAGAGGAACGCGCCCGCATTGAAGCGGAAAGGCGAGCGGAGCAGGAACGCAAGGAACGGGAGGAAAGAGAAAAGCGCGAGGCAGAAGAACGCGCCAGGAAAGAAGCAGAAGAAAAAGCCCGCATGGAGGCCCTCCGTCCCGACAAGGAAAAGCTTCTGAAATTCGCCGACCGCATCCAGGGGATTGAGGTACCCGAGGTGATGTCTGATGAGGCCAAGGAAATTTCCGCGCAGGCAAAAGTGCGTTTGGACCGCATCGCCGAAGAAATCAGAAGCAGCGTGAATGGTCTACGCCCGGGAGGCTGAAAAATGCTTTGGTGGACATGGAAGGATATGCTTTACGCGGGGCTGATTGTCTTTGTTACCGTTGTTATTATGTGGTCAGGTATTCATTACGCCAGACAAGAGACAGGGGAAAAACAACGCCTTGCCAAGCGTATCGAGCTGCTCGAAAAACAGGTCGGATCTTTGCAGATCAAAATAACCAAAATGAAAGCCAGTACGCCGAAAATCGAGGTACAACGCGCCACCATTTATACCGGCGAAGGCGAGGTTATTGTTGAACCCCGGAGGAATATCAACCAATGATTCTGGTACCCCAAAACGTACTCAGGCGGTGTGGAGACCGAGCCATAAAATCGGATCAGCGGAGAGACGCAAGTCAAGTATGCCTGTGGCTCTGGGGATGGGTGCGCCCCCCTTGGCGGGAAACCGTTAACGACGTTGATCAAGGGTAGCCCGGGGGCACCAGAACTAAAACAACAACCATGCATGCAGGAGAACACCATGACGGTAGCAGAAATGAAAATGAAGAAAATCGTTATCAAGAATTGCAGTGCCGAAGATGTCGAAAACGCAGTGAAGGCATGCTTCGCGGCACTCTATCACCCATTTTTGGTCGAAGATGCTCCGCTCATCATCATGTCGGCCCATCGTTATGCCTTTAGGCAGAAAGGGAAGGATTATGGATACAGGCGAAGGAAGGTTTAAACAACTTAATAATTTAGCAGAGCTTAAGGATCTTAGAGAAAAATATCCTAAATCAAAGGGTGTTTTTACAGTTGGCGAAGAGCTGGAGATTAAGGGGAGCAAGTTCAAGGTAAAAGATATTTCTCCTTTTGGGATCAAGCTCAAATTATTAAAACAGGCATAACAATCCACTGGAGCGGATTGCTAATACTTGCGGGTAACGTATTGGTCTTTGAGTTTCGGGTGGCCACGTAAACGAGGTGGGGTCGTTACCCGCAACCGCTCAGCTAAACGTTATAAAGAGGTCGGTGATTCCACCGATGTAAACCGCGTCGGAAAGTCAACGCAGTAACCCAACCACCGGCAAAAGGAAAGGGGTTGAAAGTGTTTCAGTCATAGAAGAGTCACAAGGTCACTTGCGCCCTTCCCCACCAGAGCCGGGGTGGGGAGGGTGCCTTTAAACCACCGGAGGAGGAGGGAAAAATGAAGACTGCCTACTTAAAGCGCGTAGACGACTCGGACATGGTTTTTATCGGTGTTCGAGTCAACATGACAACTCTTCTGCCTGAGCCTAAGTCCTACATAACCCCGGTTGCCATGATACACGTTGACTGGCTTGACGATTTGTTCGGGGTTGACCCGGCAAAAATTGACGATGAATGGACTGCGATACTGAGATATGGGTTGGAGAATGATGAGTAAAGGCGGCGGAGGCCACGAGAAGGCCGCAGGATTCCAAACGGAGGTAATTGACGATGTACTATCGCATCACAACTTACGATCAGAGCGGGCAAAAGGAGATCGTCCTTGAAGACCAGGACGACGACAACATCATGGATATGGCGGAAACCTGTCTCCAGGACCTTTTCAATGGAGATATCAAGAGCTTGGTCGTCAGCCGGATCACCGGCAGGCCGGGCATGAGGGATGATCTGTAGGGGGGAATTATGGAATGTCCGCTTATAAATAAAACGATTAAACCAAGTAAAAATAACGTACCAATTAATTATAAAGATTTGGGTGGCGACACGGATTATGTCTTTTGGAAGCATAATGATGGATTTGGCACGACGTCATTGGTTCAGTTCTGTACTCGTTTGGGCCGAAAAAAGGACGTTTTTGAGTGCCTAAACGAGGATGAGTGGAAACAGTGCCGTGCTTACCGGGCTTATCTTTCTCGCCATGTTGGAGAAACGCATGCATCCTAATACAGAATTTATTATAGACTGGACGGCTCGCATGATGAATAAAACGGATTTCTGCGGCGCTATTTTCCCGGAAGCGCTAGCATGTTTCATGGATGAAGCCGGTCAAGAAAATCCGTCCGATGCCGCCGTTGAAAAAGCG